CCTCGCTAAAGATGGCCGTCGTGTCACCATGAGAGCAAACACCATGGAAATTGAAAAAGTCAACGTCGGAGAGCGTGTAATTCGTGCAGCATCACAAGGCTCACCAAACTACACAAACACTGGCGCTAGATTTACAAAGGTTGAACTAACAACAAAAAAGATTCGTCTTGATTGGGAAGTAGCAACTGAAGCACTTGAAGACAATATTGAAGGCGGAGCATTGGAAGATCGTCTAGTACGATTAATGACCAACGCATTCGGTAACGATATTGAAGATCTTGCTATCAACGGTGATGGAGCAACAGGAGATTTCTTGTCCATCATGTCTGGTTTCGTAAAGCAAACTCGTGGAACAGTAGGAAATGCTGCTCACGAATTCGCTGCAACAGTAGCAGACGACAACTTTACCACATCAGTAATGCAGGGCTTGCTATTAGCAATGCCTCGTAAGTACCGTGCACTTAAGAGCAATCTTAAGTTCTACGCAGGTACTGATGCTTTTGCTGGTATCGTTCGTAACAACGGTACATTAGCAGATGCTATCTCAGCAGCGTTCTCTGATCGCACTGGTAGCACACCGCAAAACCGTCAAGATTACATGGATGGTGCTGCACAAACATTTGGTAATGCACGTACAACTCGTGTACTAGGTGTAGATGTACTAGAAGTTCCTTACTACCCAGCAGGTTATGTTGATTTAACATTCCCTTCTAACCGTGTATGGGGCTTCCAGAGAGACATCACTGTAAACCGTGAATACAAGCCAAAGAAAGACACAATTGAATACACAGTATTCGTACGATTTGGTCTTGCTTGGGAAGAACTAGATGCAGTCGCTTATGTTGACTCAGATAGTGCTGATTCCTAAAATATAGTCATCACGTACTAGGGAGGGCGGAATAAAAAACCGCCCTCCTTATTGTCATTCTGATGGTATAATTACAAGTGAGCACTGGAGAAAAAATGAATTTAACAATGGATCAGTTAAAAGATAAGACAGTAATGGCATTAAAAGCATATGCAAAGAAAAACAACATAGAGTTATTTGAATCAAATACAAAACTTGAAATTTTGGAAATTTTGGCTAGTTGGATTCCGCCAGAAGTAACAGAAGAAACTGCAGAAAAAGCAGGTAAAAATAAAGACTTAACAAACAAAATAGCATTATACTCAGACAGAAATATTCACATGGAAGGTTTGGGAGCATTGAGCGTGGGGTACAACATAGTCTCAAAGGAGGCATCGGAAAAGTGGCTTACTCACAGGTTAGTACGAATAGCACAGCCTGAAGAAGTAGCATCTTATTACGCTAAAGCATAATGTCAACAATTTTACGTCTACCACCATATCCTTTAACTGTTAAATACACAGTTCCAGACGCTAATGCTAAATACGTTATAGTCGTTGAGGATGTTGCAGAACAATCAGAAACTACTTCTTATAGAACATCAAATGCCAGCAAAGAAATTAGTTATGTCCTAGATGATGATTTTATTAAATATGATAAGTCGTATGCTCTGACAATTTATGAAGATTTAGAAGAAAGCGGTATGGTTGTAGCAGACCGTGGAGATATTGTTGTTGAGGATAACTTAGAAGTAAAACGTCCATACGTAAGTCCTACAATTTTAGCAGCAGCAAATAATCAAACATCTGCAACAGAAATTGCTAAATATGTAGAGTATGAAAATTTGGCAAGATCAATAATTGACTCAATAACTGGTGGATTTTATTATGAGCGTGAATTTTTTGAAATTGTTGGGCAAGAGGTAGACTATATTCCACTTTGGAAAAAAGTACATAAAATATTAAGGGTATATGAAAACACAGAATTGGTTTATGATATATACAACCCTGATGGTCCAACTGTAGGAGACTACACATATGTAATTACTAAAGATAAGACCGCACTTACAAAAGACCCAACAGCAGCAGAGGGTGCAATAAATAGAGCAGAACAAAGACCAGCAAGAATGCCACTTGGAACGTCAGACTCTTTTTCACTTTTTGATACAGAAGACAGTGGAAACACTATGACTGTAACTCCTGGAGTAGCATTTCCAGCAGGTATAGATCTTATATTATTATTAGAAACTGGATACAAAGTCGTACCTATTGATATTCAAGATGCTACAAAATTATTAGTTGAAGATATTAGGTGTGGCAAGTTAGATTATTATAAGAGATATATCAAGAACTACAGCACTGATCAATTTAAAATTGAGTATGATAAAAGAATGATTGAGGGTACTGGAAATATTATTGTAGACAAGATTTTGTCTAAATATGTCAATAATATTGTTCGTCCTGGAGTGTTGTAATGGATGCATGCGAAGTCACAGACTTTATGTTTCCAATGAAGGCTGACATCTATTTCCCGATTCTTGCACAAGGTGAGTATGGCCAACCCACAAAAAATTGGGTATACGATAGAACAATTACTTGTAATGCTACATCTGTAGGTGGGCTAGGATCAGAAGATGTTAAACCAGATAGTTTTTTAAAATATGAAAATAAACTTATTGCAAGAACAAAAGAAGATCCAAGAGTTTCTTCAAACAGTGCAAATAACGCAACAACAAATATACTTATAACAAATATTAGAGATGCATCCGATACTATTATCTACAAAGAAACAGCGGGAGCAAGATCAGGTAAGGGAACGATCTACGAAGTAGCAACAGTTGAACCCTTTACTGGCCCATTTGGATATACAGAATATTACAAAATGTTATGGCGTAGGGCTGAAAATCAGACTGTAGGTGATTAGTGATAGCAAGAACAAATACAACATCATTTACTAAACAAATGAATAATATTGTTAATTATTCTCTTGGATTTTTAGAGGGTATTGATCGTGGTAAAAAAATATTTTTTGATAAATTAGGTGCAGGGGCTATTCAAGCGTTAGCACAATATATTGATGTACAAGCCAGAGCCAATCCAAAAACACTACATCATGTTTATGAGTGGAATCAAGTTAGCAGTCCAAGCGCAAGACTATTTAATTTAGGCTACACCGTTAGTAACTTAGGACTTTCTGTTAACTCTACATTTAAACAATCAAGAAGTGTTTCTGAAAATATGACTACACCATTTTATAATAAAGCAAAAATTATGGAAGAAGGCATTCCAGTAACTATTAAACCAACAAAGTCTAAAACGTTAAAGTTCAATGGACCTAGTGGAGAAGTATTTACAAGTAGACCAATTAAAATTGAAAATCCAGGAGGAGACTTTGTTGTTGGTGGTTTTGAATCTGCTTTTGATGAGTTTATGACCAGGTATTTTAAACAATCCTTTTTAAGAGCATCTGGAGTTTATGACTATATTAAAAAACCAACACTATATAAGAAAAACTTTAAGGCTGGTTCAAAAGCGGGTAGAGGCAAGGGAATTGATACAGGCTTTAAATGGATAACTAATGCAACAATTGGGGTAGAATAAGACTATGGCTATATTAACTGATACTGGATTTCCACCAACCTTTTTAAACAGATATATTTTATCTGAGTTGGAACACTATGAACTTATAGCAGAGTCAGAAGGATTAAGCCCAATGGTTCCAGCACAGTTTCCAACAAACATTGAAGACTTATATAACGATAGCATTCAAATTAGACAAACAGAAAGTCCTATTTTAATTGTTTACGATAGACTAATGAGATTTAGGCCTACTCCGTTTTATTTACAAAAAAGAGAACAATTAATATATTTTATTTATTCTACAGATGTTGGTAAGTTGATAGACACTGTTCGTGTTATATCCAATGCCCTTGATCGTGAAGATTCCTCAGCAGAGGACGTAAATAGATATAATATTAATAACCCTATATTAAATGCTAATGCGGACATTTCTACCCCCTTCAACATTATGTTTCATAGTACCAGGGTATACCAGGCAGACGAAAGCAGAGACATAGCAGAACTAGCCTCAGCAAGGACCCTGTTTGTAAACAAGTTAATTGTTGAATATGACTATCATGTTGCAGTTGACTCAGACTCTAGATATACATAAAAAGCGGTATAATTGGTTTTAGAGGAAACACGCCAAACAACTTAATAAATACTTTATGAAAGAGGTGAAATAATATGCCATATAGCCGTGGTACGTCAAATAACATTATCGTGGGTGCAGCAGCATTCTTCATTAATGATACAACTTTGACTCCATCAACTTTAGCGTCAAACGCAGTGATTGATTCAAGTGAATCTTACAAAGAAACACTGACAGCAGCCGCTACGTACACTAACGTTGGTTACACAATGAACGGTCTTGAATTACAGTTCCAACCAGACTTCGGTGAAGTTCAGGTAGATCAAATTCTTGACGTTGCAAGACTATACAAGCAAGGTATGCAGGTAAATCTTGCTACCGCTTTTGCTGAAGCAACCCTAGAAAACTTGCTTTTAGCATTAGCATACTCTGATGACAAAGTTACAGGAAACAAAAATGCATCTACAGGTCAAACACTTAACCTGAGTGCAGGAGACATTGGAGATGTTCCAGTAGAACGAGGAATCGTTGCTGTTGGTCCAGGATCTGGTGACCCAGCAACATTTGCGGATAAAGAACGTATCTACGCAGCATATCGTGCTCTTTCAATTGAGAACGTAACTGTGTCAGCAAAGCGTGACGAACCGTCAATGTTTGAAGTTTCATTCCGTCTTCTTCCTGAAGATACATCAGGTTCCTATGGTAAGATCATTGATCGTACCTATGGACAATCATAATCTAAATTTAGATTAAACAAAGGCCCACCTTTAATTAGGTGGGTTTTTTGTTTTGCCTGTGATAGAATAGAAAGATTATGGCAACAACCGTTTATAAAAATAAAATAATTAAACTCGTTGATGGTACAGAACTAGAGATTGTTCCATTAAAAATAAAATATTTGCGTGAGTTTATGGAGGCATTTGAGTATGTTAAAACTGCTAAAAATGATGATGAAGCCATAGATTTTTTAGTTGAGTGTGTAAGAATTACAATGAAACAATACTATCCAGGTATAAACCTAACAAAATCTGATGTAGAAGATAGCCTTGATATGCCAACTATATACACGGTGTTGGATATTTCTGCGGGTATAAAAATTAATCAAAAATCTGAAGAAACAGTAAAAGACCAAGCAACAGAGAGTGGCTCAAGTTGGTCAGAATTAGATCTTGCCAAGATTGAGTCTGAGGTATTTTTATTGGGCATATGGAAAGACTACAGGGAATTAGAAGAGTCCTTATCTATGCCAGAATTAATTGCAACCCTTTCAAGTCGTAGAGACCTTGACTATCAAGAAAAAAAATTCTTGGCTGCGATTCAGGGGGTAGATTTAGATAAAAATTCTCAATCTGACAGGGGACAAAAAGAATGGGAAGACATGAAGGCTAGAGTGTTTAGTCAAGGCAAAACAAAAGATAGTAATGACATCCTGGCTCTTCAAGGACAAAATGCCAGAAGTGCAGGGTTTGGTATTGGTATGGGCTTAGATTACGAAGATTTAACAAAATAAAATAATAAAAAATAAGTATCACCATGCTATAATTGACATAACCTATAGGAGGAAAACAATGGCAACAACTACGTATGAGGAACAAACCCTTACACTAATTGATGGCACAAAGGTTACAGTACGTCCTCTAAAAATCTCTCTACTTCGTCCGTTTATGAAGAAGTTTGAGGGTGTGGGAGCGGTGGCGGAAGATAACGGCAAGTCTATGGACATTCTTATGGAGTGTGTACAGATTGCGATGAAACAGTACAAGCCAGAACTCTCAGAAGACGTAAAAAAACTAGAGGAGAATATTGATCTCCCAACAGTTTACAAGATCGTAGAAGCAGCATCAGGTATTAAACTTGCTGAAGTTTCAGACGTTCTTGGCGTAACTATGGCTGAATAATTTAAAAGAGGTGTGAAACTAAATGGCTGATGTTAATGCTAATATTGGTATTAATATTGATTCGTCTAATGCATTAGCACAATTAAAAGCATTACAACGTCAGATATCACAGTTTCACACCTCAATAGCCAGATCAAGCGAAGCAGCAGCCCTTGCTCAAAAGGGTTTACAAAAAAATCTTTTAAATAGTATAAACGCAATTGGCGCATTCTCCGCTGAAATGCGTACAGTCAGAACATCTGCAGAATCATTTACTAACTCATTAGAAAAAAATAAGTTTTCAATGCGTGAGTACTTCCGCTATGCGGGAGCATCTACAAAAACATTTGGAAGATTATTCAAGTCAGAGTTTGACACAATTGGCAAGGTAGCAGAAGAACGTG